CTTTTTTCTTCAGTAAAGTCATTACCTTTATTGAAAAGATAAAAGTCCAGTGCTTCAATTACAACTTCTCTATCTCTTTGTGAAATTAAGGACATAATGAATTTGTAGTATTTGGAGATATTTAGATTCTCCAAGTCGGGGTGACTGGGATCGAACCAGTGTCTTTTTGCTCCCAAAGCAAACCGTCTACCGCTGACTTACACCCCGTAATGTTTAGCAATCTTATGATTGCTAGTGGGAAATCACAGATTCGAACTGTGGACTTTCTGCGTGTAAAGCAGACACTCTAACCACTGAGTTAATCTCCCTGGAGCGGACAATCGGATTCGAACCGACGACATCTAACTTGGAAGGATAGCGTTCTACCACTGAACTATGTCCGCATTATTTGATTGTAAGACAGAATCAAAATTCTGTCAAGCCCCCGACAAGATTTGAACTTGCGACCAATGGTTTACAAAACCATTGCTCTACCACTGAGCTACAAGGGCATTATGCTCCATAAGGAGCAACGGAAGTGGTAGGATTCGAACCCACGATGGCTTTCACCATGCTTGTTTTCAAGACAAGTTCCTTCAACCACTCGGACACACTTCCATTCATCAATTATACACTATCTATACAACGGAGTCAAGTGTATAATTGGTAATGAGCAACTCAGTCTTTACATTGTCCTGAGTTCCTTTCTCACCACGATGAACCATCGAATACCTTAACTTCCATTCATTTAGATTATACTCTTTATAACGACTCAATAACCAATCATTGAGATTGTAAGTAATCATAAAACGATGAGGACATTTATCCACATCATCAGCAAATCTTTCGTGAGAGAATGATGAGTGAAGTTTTCTTCCAGTTCCATAAAGGAAGTCCTTAATATCATAAGGTGGGTCAAGAAATACAAACACATCATCACCCTCTGCGTTCATCACTTCTTCATAGTCAATGTTTGTAATCCTCCAGTCCTTAATAATATAAGAATACCTAGGAAGTTTATCAATACCAACCAATGAGAAGTTAGAACGTGATGCTTGAACTGAAAATGTTGAGTTCTCTGTAAGACCAGAATAAGAACACTTATTCATTACAAAGAACGCAACTGCTTGGTCGATTGGTTCAAGATTACCAATCGTGTGAGAGTAATCATCAAAGAGTTCTCGGTGTGCATTATCATCACCATTCACTTCTTCTTTGATTGCTCTCAACTTATCTTTAAGAACTTGTCCGTCATCACGAAGTTGAACCCAAAAGTTATACAAGTAATAATACTTGTCATTGACCCAGATGGGAACTTTTGGATAGTTTTGTGATACCATTAAAGAAATGCTTCCACCACCCAAGAAGGGTTCACGGAACTCTTTGAAGTCACTTGGAAACCAAGGAGCAAGAGTTTTTAATGCTTTACTCTTGCCTCCAGGGTAACGGAGCATTGTCTTTAACGGAAATTGTTTCATCGGTTCTTAATCCAGTTATTCATCGTTTCACGAAGAAGGTCAGACAGTCTATCAGGAGACGCAGGAAAAGTAAAGTTAGCAATATCCAAATCAAGAACAGTGAGTTCATTGATAGGAAATTGAACCATTACCCCATCACCTTTGCTTACATAATACTTCTGTGCTGTCTCACGAGAAGCAATAGCAACTCGATAAGCATCACGGTCGATAATCATTACATAATCAAACTTGTCTTCTGTTTTGAACCGATTGAATGCAACTTCACTCACATCTCCTCGGTAGTTTTTCATCTTAACATCTTTGCAGGTTCCATCTTTTTTGAAGAAACCTTTGAGGAACTTTGCTTCAATACGAACAAGTTCTTCAAGAACTTTCAAGAGAAAATCAACACCATCTTCGTCAATATATTCAACCTGTGAAAAACAAGCAATAGCAAGTTCAAATACTTTTGCTCTCAAAAAGTTATCTGAATTACTCTTAAATCCTTTATCAGAATAAGCATCTTTAACTGCCCCAAAGATAAGGTTCCAGTCAAATTCAGTTTCACAGATGTTTTTAAATTCAGTAGTCGTAATCATAAGTTAGATAATTCTATAAGTTAGAGTTTACGATTTGCCCTTTCGGGCAATAGGAGTAGGGAGACTTGAACTCCCACGACCTTAAGGTCAACAGATTTTAAGTCTGGTGTGTCTACCGATTCCACCATACTCCCATAAGACAATCATACCACAGAGAGTTGTGATTGTCAAGGGTTGCCGTGTGGTTGTGAGTCTAAATCAAAACTCTTTGATAAATGCCCCACTGGATTTTATCTAAAGTCTTGAACCACGGCGATGCTCGCCAAGGGAATTGAACCCTTCTCCGCCAAATTATGAGTTTGGAGCATTCTACCAGATTGCTAGACGAGCGTTTGTAAGAACTCTTCCCAACTATTACCATAATGTAATATATGATGACAATTGTGACAAAGAAGATCACATTTGTCAACTTCTTCTTTAATGGTTTTCCATTTCCTATTCGCAAATGATCTCCCATCAAGTTTTAATTCTTTTTGGGAAGGGTCCCTATGATGAAAGCATAGAGTTGCTGGTCTATTTTCTCCACAAGATTGGCACTTACCACCTTTATATTGAAGAGATTTCCATTTGTTGGAATAACCTCTTGCTTTTTGTTCGGTATAAGTGTTTCTGTTCACGATATTTTCATCATTTTTATAACGCCATTTCTGTCTACAAGCATTACTACACCATTTTTTTAGTCGTCCTTTTGTCATTCTTTCATTAAGAATGTCGCATCTACAACCTTGACAAGTAGTAATAGTGGTAAACATAATGGTGTTATGGTGATATACATACACCTATTTAGCATAAAAAGATGAGAACTTACACACTCATCAGCATACCATCTTTCTTCATTTGAGAAATCATTTTACCTACACTTTCTCCATTATCAAAAGCAGTATAAAGACTGTCTTTGAAACCTTCAATGCTATCACACTTGAAGATATAAAACTTATCAGGTTTGTAAGTGTAAGCAACACCGACTTCACTGGTTTCTTGATTAAAAGAAACTTTAGCAACAGCAGAGGAGTTTGTCACTTCAAGGACTTCCATTTGCCTCATTCATTTGATTACCTTGCAATCATAGCACGGGTTCTGGGGTCTTGGCAAGGGTCAGGGACGGTTCAGCAACTGTCTCATCCCTGTCCTTTTCACAAAAGATTCAAGTCCTTGATTGATGGGACGCACTTTCACATAAATTTCTTCAGGAACTTCACCAAAGTATCCTTGTAACCAAGGACACAGCCACACAGGAATACAAAGTGTCGTATCACTATAAGTCGTTCCTTCTTCATCAGATACTTCTTTTACAAGCAAAGTATCATAATCATCAGGTTCTTCTGTATTCAAACTGATTTCCATTTGGTCTTCTGCAACTGCGTGTCGTCCAGTTTCAAAATAAAAGTGCTCGTCAATTGCTTCTTCGGTTCCATTCATCAAGAGTTCTTGAACCGTATTATTATGTGGATGGTCGAATGCCCACAATCCATCTTCAAGTTTGTAAGCAAGTACAGTCAGTTCCATAGTCTTCTTGGATTTCCAATATCATAGCATAAAAAAAGGTGCCTTTGGGGCACCTTGGGACGGTTTGGGAAGTGGTCCTCAACCGATGATGCTATCTCTCCACTCTTCACTCATATTTGACATAATTGCAATTGCTGCTTCTTGAGTATCAGCATATCCTTCATCAAGAAGATGCGAAAGAATTAAATCAAACATATCAAAATCTTCTTTCTTAGTTCCTTTTCTTGGATATGTAACTGCTTGTGGTTCTCCAGCACCTTTGACAACACGAGTAACTTCAGCAGCATGACGGCTACCATACTCTCTTGCCATTTGACCTGTCATTCTCTTCACATAAGGTTTTTCTCTATTCATTCTTTGAGAAACTGTTTCTTCAGTTCCATCCTTTCTCTTACTTTTTGAAGATGGAGTTGCACGAAGTTTCCAATCACTTTTGAACTTCTCTTCAGGACCGTAACCTGATTTATCTTTACCAGCATCTGCTTTTTTCTTTGCTGCTTTCTTTTCGTCTGCTCTAATTTCTGCTTGAGTTCGACTTGGTTTATAAGGTTTTACACCAGGTGCTCTCTCTTCATCAAGTTCATTATAAACTTGAGTATAAGCTTCTTGGAGATTGTAAAGGTCTTTTGAGTTCATCGTTACAAATCGTTTTGTATTTATTTATATATTATTCAATCTTATCTAAATCTATGATTAACAATTTTTCCAGTTTCTAATGGATTTTTGTAAAATACATCATAAGAATCTTTTCCATTATTATAATCTTGTTTTCCTGCCATTTGAATTCTTTTTATTTGCATATCATATTTAATTTCTCTATCTCTCTTTTTTTCAGTTTGTCTTCCTTTTCTCAAATTAGATTGACTTTGACTCAGTTTTCTTATTTGCCGATTCATTAATTCACCAGGCATTTGCTTAAATTCTTCATCAACTTTACCAGTCATCAATCCAGTTTTTGCGGACTTTTCAGTGCTCCTTTTGCCGAAGATTTTCTTATAAAGTTTTGCACGTTTTGCTTCACCAGTCTTCTTGTCTTCACCAGACATCACAGCAGTTGGTTTTCCAATTACAGTATCACCTTTCTTTGCTCCTGCCCTCTTTAAATGTTTCGGAGTATCTTTAAGTGCCTGAATAAAGTTTCTACCCCTCTCCATTTGTTGGTCTTTATCACCTTTACCAACATCACTATCACGATGCATTACATCTACAGTGTGAACTTTACCTCTCTTATTAGCACCTGATTTAGACATACTCTTCTTCAAGTCCTTCACCCTTCTTACACTTTCACTTGAAGGTGCAGTCTTGAGTTTAGTCATTCCAGTCGCAGTTCTTCCTGCTGATTTGAACTTCTTAATGAGTTGTTCTCCCTTTGCTGCTTTTCTTGCTGATGAATATGTGCGGATATAATGGTCTTGCTCAGTGCTTCCATAATCATCTTCAGTATCTTCACTATCATAAGTTGTATAATCTTTTGCTTTGGTTCTCAAATCTTTAGTTGAATACTTACCAGTTCCTTTGAGTCCTGCCTTTTTTGCAACTGATGCTGTAGTTCTCTCTTGTCTATCCATATCAGCACCACGACCACGGGCAAGAGTTACTTTACCTCTGGTTCTTTTACCACTTCTTTCACCACCAGAACTTTCTTCAAGTTCTTCAATATCTTCTTTTACACAACGATTGTAAGTCTTTCCAAAGAGTTTTTGAGTGCCCTTCTTCTTATATCCAGGCCAACACTTCTTTGCTTCTGAAATAAATTCTTGATAAGTTTTCATTTTGATCCCCAGATGGAATATCTACCACCATACTGACCTCTCCAAGAATCTGCTGCCTTACGTTTTGCTTGAACTCTATCAGTTGCAGTTGTTCCTGGTTTTGGTGCAGTCTTTGCACCTCTCTCCTTCTTCACTCCTCTTCCAGAACCACCTTCACCATGTTCGTGTGGTTTGAATCCCATTGTAGGTCCTCCGTGAGTTCCACCTGCCTGAATTGCTGGATAACCACCTACTTTACCTTGCTTGTATCTTCCAAGGTCAGCAGTAGGGTTGATTTGCTTTTTCTCAACAGTTTTTGTTTCCCACTTTTTACCACTACCTTCTGGTGCTTTTTGCACAGTTTTATATTTCTTAGTTAGATAAAGAGGAGTCTTCTTCTTTCCAGCAACTTTATCCTCTTTACGCATCTCAACGAGATATGCTTCTTCTAAGAACTCTCTGAAGGTCTTCATCTTTTTCTAACTTTTATTTTTATTTATTTGCTTTTCTCTTTGCTCTTCTTGCTGCAGCAGCAAGAAGTTCTTTGTGACTAATTGCAGACTCTCTACTTCCTGGTCCAGAAACAATATCTTTTGTCTTTCCTTCAAGTTCGTGTGCTCCACCAGCACGATGGTAAATTCCAGGTTTATCTGCTGGGTCAGTGGATTTCTTTGTGCCCATCACATTCTTCGGATGATGCCCGTGATAAACACCAATCTTTGCATCTCTTGCTTTTCTTGCTTCCCACTCAGCATCACTCATAGATGCTTTTAATTTTGCAGAATGATGTGTTGGAGTAATATGATGTGCTTCTAATCCTTTTGCTTTTAACTTTCTTACTTTAGTATCTGCCGATTCTCTTTCTGATGAAGAACTTAGACTTGCAATTCTTTCTGCTCTTGCTTGTCTTTCCTTAACACCACCTTCTTTTGGTTTTAATCTCCACTTTGGATTTTCAGTGCTGCCAGCATTGTTTGCATAATATCCAGATGGAATTCCACCGTGATGTTTTTCAAGTTCTGCTCTACTTGAAAAATGTCTTTGTGCTTCACTAATATATGATTCTTCTACAAACTCTTTGAATGTTTTTTTCTTGCGATTTCTTGCTGGATGTGAAACTCTTCCACTATCTAAGTTTCTCTCTGCTTCACCTCTTTTCTTTGCCCACATTTGCATCAAAGCAGTTCCAGGTGCTTCAATGTGTCCAGTTTTCACAAAATCCTTTGGTGATTGTGCAGCAGATGCTGCCATTGTTGCTGCTAAAAATGCATTAGCAACTTTCTCTCTTTTCTTTGCTTCTTGGAGCATTTAGACACAAAAATATCTCTGATTATTTATCATATATGGGAGAATCAACATAAGAAAGAGACTTGACGAAGAGTTCAGTAAATCGTTCTTGCTTTTCTGGATGCACATATGCTGGATTTTGCGAAATTGCTTTGCGTAAAACATCCATTTCTTCAAATTCTTCTTTACTTAAACTCATCGAAAACTCCCCTACTCTTATATTAGCATTCTAACACACTATCTAGGTACATGTCGTTTCCTTAAGGATGTCTTCAGGTTTCCGTAAAGTCTCGTAACAATTGAATTTCTCGGTCTAACTCAGCATCATTTTTACGTTTATGAAATTCAGACCACAAAGAATTATGAACGTCCATTAGTTCTGAAATCCAAAATCCTTCAGGATAGATACCCAAAGCATCTTGAAGACCACGATGACTGGTTCCTTCTTTTTCTGCTTTACACATAATATGACAGATTGCTTGGACCATATCATACTTATCTTCAGAGGAAAGCATATGATACTTTCCTACTGCTTTTTGAACTGATTGTTCTGATGCTTCTTGTAGTTTTTTACAAGCATCAGAATCCCACCATTCTTGTAGTGCTTTACCAAATTCGTTAGGTTGTTTTTCAGTCATCATTCTCCAAACATAGTTCCGAAAAAACCACTACTTCCTGGTTTTCGTGATTCCAGTTTATCCAATAAAGAATCAGTGTGTATTACACTATCAATACGACTAATTAAATCAGCAATCACACTACAAACCATTGGTCGTTCTGTTCTTGCAGCAAAAGCAAGGGAATTGCGAAGTGATTCTTGTGCTTCTTTAAGTGATTCTTCTACTTGTGTTCCCAGTGCCATTTTTAGTTCTCCTTTTTAATCAGTTTAAATGAACCATCACCTTGATTGTGCCATTCAATTGCATCACCTGCTTTCCAATTAATTTGTTCTAAAAGGTCTTCTGGAAATGTGACATTGTAGTCATCATCAACAGGAACCACCCAAGTTTTCACTTTGTTTTTTGCTTCAGCAGCATCACACATTGCATCCAGTTCTTCATCAGTATAACGAAGTGCTTTCATATCATTGTGACCACAAGGACGCACACCATTATCTTTTACTTCTTCTGGATAATGAGATTCTTCCCCAACTTTCCAAAAATCATTCCAGGATTTCTTACATTCGGGTGATAAATCATCCTTATCACATACAAGATTTTCTTTTTTATCAACATATTCATCATATGCTGGAATATGACCTTTACCATTACCATTCAGAAGAGCAAGAAGTTCATAGCATCGTCCTGTGTGATGTTTGAAATAATGGTAGTTTTCTTCGGTTGCTTTTTTAATTACATCATATATTTCTTGTGGAGATGCCTCCGAAGACAAAAGAGCATCATTCATCCACTCTTCAAGTCTTTCAAGAGAATGCTTCTTGTAGTCAAAGTTCATTATTAAAGTCCTTGATTGCTTGTTCCATAATAACCTGTATCTCTTTGGAAGTCAATCCATTCAACCACTTCCAATTTGGGTCTTCCTTGTCCCAGTCCATAGTATAAGACCCATCTTCATTTTGAGTAATCTTTAAAGTATCAATCTTTTGGTTTGGGTTTGTTGCACTCATTGCAGTAATATGAATATCCGTGTTTAAATGATTTTACAACTTGATAATACTCTTTGTCTAATGGTTTTTCTTCATTACATTTAGAGCACTTTCGTAGTTCCGATGCCCGTATTGCCCCAGATACGTCTTTCTTTTTTACGCAGTTTCTTAAGGTCTTTATAGAGTTCTTTAATTTGTTGATAAGCATCTTCAGGTGAAAGTTTTCCACTAATTTCAAATCCCGCAATAAGTCCAACTTTATCTCCAAAACGTGCTAGTGCTCTTTCGTATTGAGAAAGATTTTCATACATCAGAGATTCTCCTCTTGCTCCGTAAGAATTACACAATCACTCAGAGGATATGCAACACAAAGCATAGAGAAACCCTCATTCATTTGGTCATCATCAAGGAAAGATTGTTCAGAATTATCCACTTCACCTTCCACAACCTTACCAGCACAAGCAGAGCAAGCACCAGCACGGCAACTGGAAGGAAGGTCAATACCTGCATATTCAGCAGCATCAAGAATGTATTGGTCTTCGGGACACTGGATAGTTTGTTCGGTTCCATCAGCGGAACGGAGAGTTACATTAAAAGTCATTTGTCAAGAGTATAATTACTTAGATTATAAGTTACGGGGTGAATATTGTCAATCTTTGCTTGTAGTCTGTTTTCAATTTCATACAGAGAATTTATAAGTTCTACATTCTCCTGTTCCAATTTTACGATACGTTCTTCTAACATAACAATTTTTTGAAACATAGAACTATCAGATATTGAAACTTGATACGGTTTGAGAAAATTATCAATCCACCTAAACATTAGATTACTCCTATTTCTTTAAGATATGCTTGGTATCTCATAAATCCTTGAATACGAATTGGTCTTTCTAAACTATTACAACATTCAACATAACTGTTGAATTCAAACCACGGCGTTGTTGGGTCTAGTTGGGGGAATTGGCTCTTTTGTGTGCAATTTTTTAATGAACTTAGAAAGTTCTGCAGTTTCTTCCCATTCCCAAACTGTTCCATCTTTTTGCGTATAAGTTCTTTTAGTCATATTTTTTTAAAGCATACACTATTAAAATTACCATAAACTCCTCTCAAAGTCAATTTTGTATGTTGAGAGTGAATTTTTATTGTTTCTACAAAATATGCAGTATTTTCAAATAAAATTTTTCTTGGGTCATCATTGTTTCCCCAATTAATTTGGTCTTGAGTACAACCAATATAAATTACTTTATCCCCATGTTTAAAGTTTTCCACCCACTGTGCCCTCGTAGGAAACTCCTACATCATTTAGGCTGCCTTCTTGTTTCCACTTCAAATAATATCTTGTAGCCCTAACACAATTATCTTCAGTCAATGAAGTAATAATTGGTTTGCCATCTTTATCGTAACTGCCCCAAGTTCCCCATTTCTTTTGCTTTACATAAAAGCAATCATCATAAAGTTGTTCCACTTTGAACTCCATCGACTTGAATATAAATTGTGGTTTCATCATTCCAATGACGAATGACCCCAGCACATATGAATATGTTGGTAATCAAATAAGTTGCAAACAGAATTGTTCTGATAAGTGCAATCTTATCTGCTTCTCTATTGTTTTTTCCTACTTTTTCTCCCAGTGCCTTGCACCACAGTCTCCACATTTGTTCCAGGTTTAATGAATAGTTGATAATCTTTTTGTTTCAATTTACACTTAGAGATGTATTTCTCTGCGTGATTCATATTTTGAAAATAACACTTTTTAGTGTCTTTCAATTCCTTTCCATCTTTATGTATAACAAGAATAGGAAACTGTACGTGAGGGAACTCAATCGTTTCTGATTTCTTTTTCATTTGGTTTCATCTTCTTCGATTGTTTCTTCTACTTGTTGATTTCCCTTCTCTCGTTGTGCTGCAATTTCCAGCATTTCTTCGTGAGTCAGATAAACATAACTAGTGTTTTCTTCGGGCATAGTGGTGCTCCTGGGTTCTCTCCATATTATAACACCCTTTCCCAAGAACGGGAAAGGGTGAGGGACACTTTGTGAAGTGTCTCACATCATATTTTTTTCAACTTTTTGTTTTTGTGCTAGCTCTCTATGAACATGAGCTCTATGTCTCATACCAGCACGAACTTGTGTTTTTGCATAATCAATAGAACGTTCTTTAGATGCAAGTGCTCTTTTTTGTGCTTCTTCTACTTGCTCTTGAAACTCTCTAAAAGATTTCATCTTAAACTTTTTCTTTTATTTATTAATCTCTTTGTCTCCAATCATCTGGTTTATCTCTACCTTCACTAAAGAAATCAATAATATCATCGACACTATCAAATCCACCGATACCAAATCTTTCATTGCCAGTTCCTCCAATATCAAGTTGATTTAAAAAATCATCAAGGTCTCCTTTTTGCATATTGGGATTTTCTGCGGTTCTTCTTGCTTGCCTAAGCATTGTTCCAGCAGTGCGATTTGCTTTTGCAAGTTTCTCCGACCAAATCATATCTTCCAGACTAACTTCTTCACGATGTATAATTTTTGAACAAATTGCTTCAAGACGCAAACGATACTGTGTTGAAAGCATTATAAAATCCCAGATATAGTGTTATTTATTGAACGTTTTTCTCTTCTTTCTTTTTCTTAAAATACTCTTTATAATACTTTTCTTTTAATTTTTCTATGTATTTAAAATCTTCTGCTTCGTCTAAACAATCCAAAATATAAGAAACGCCCTCTAATTCTGAGATTAGACGGGCGACAGTGATTGCTGATTGTGGATTAACGTTCCACTTATTCTTCATAATCCTCTTGATAATACCCACTCACAACTTTGTCATTCCAAGCAGTCGGCAAATTATGCTCTCTTGCTCTCATATGATTTAAACCTGAAACAGGAAGACCCTCCAAGTCTTCTTCGTGTAATACTCCATCCAGTTGACGTATTTCATTGAATGTATGCGGAAAACGAAGTGCTCCGCTATTCATTCCTTCAAGATTGCGATGAGTTCTAGACATAATGTTTGTGAATAAACACAATACTAATTATATCACTTCTTAAATTCTTTTTCAAGTTCTTTTGCAAGTTTCAATGCTCTTTTCCACATCAACCACTTCACCACTGGATTTCTCGGATTATTCAACAACCACCACTTTGTTTTTTCGTATTGAAACTTTATAATTTTAGAAACCAATAAGAAAGCATAAGCAACACTATCATCCGTTGCTACAAGGTAGAAGACAAAGATAAAAATCCCAAACCAAAGGTAATAGGATGTCATTGTTTTAAGGAATAAAGATATTCTATAAGATTTATTTTCAAATCTTCCAACTCCTCTTCGCAACCAAGTTCTTTTGCTGTCATTCGAATTTCAATATTTTTTGTATGAAGGTCTTCAAGCATCAGGTCAATTGCTTGATTTTTTGATTGGTTTGGCATTTTTATTTTCTTTTACAATAACTGGACAGGATGGGACAATCTTTTTTATTTCTTTAATGATTTCTGTTTTTTGTTGATTATTCAAACCAACCACATTTACTACATTATCAATCAATTGAATTGCTTGCGAACAAGATATAATGGTTGTTGAAAGTATCAGAGCAACCATAACCCTACTCCTAATTCTATATCTATCTAATCAGTAAATCCCAGATTGCAATCACTAGTGTCTACAATTTTCCAATCAAGGTAAAGTTCATTTAGATAATCAAGCAAAGCATCTTCATCTTTAGGAATAACTTCATCTTCATCCAGTTCAAAACTTGCTTCACAAAGTGCTGGACCATATTCTGGTGGGTCATAAAGAGTAGCAGGATAAATCTCAATTACATCTTCCACAATACCACGAACATAGATTTCATTTTCGTTTTGTTGAAAGGTTTCAATTACACTAATCATTTTTTTCTACGAGTTTCCTTTTGAATAAATTTCTTTGCGGTTTCAAGGGAATGATGAACACATATTTGTTCTCCATTATAAATGGAGATATACTTATTTTTGTGCCAGGGCACTGCTGCCCACATCCCATCACTGCTAATGTATCCGTCAGTGTTCATAAGCATTATAAAGTAAACAAACAGGCACGGCTGGACTCGAACCAGCAATAGACAACTTAGAAGGTTGGTGCATTATCCATTATGCTACGTGCCCATAAAAAAGAGAGGAACTCTCTCTTCAAATTTTACCTCGACCAATCATCAAAGTCAATATCTTCGTTTTGAATCTTATGATGAAGTTGGTAAAGGTCTTCATAATCAATCCCAAGATATTCTGCGAAACTTTCTAGGTCTTCGTGTTTATCAAGATTGACTAAATCCTTGGTTTCTTGAGTCATTTTCATTCCTCCATTCAATAGCCGTATCTTGAAATCATTTGGTCCATTCTATCCTCTCTATACTCTTCTTCTTGATTGTCCTCGATGTTATTTTCTTGGAGCTCTTCGTAGATTGTATCTGCGTCTTTATCTAGAAAAAGTTGAGTCATAGGAAGAAAAAGGGCAAAGTTTGTTCTATATATCACAGAAAAGGGAATCACCCCTCTTCTGTGTTGTTTTGTTGAAATTCTGCGTCAATTTTGTCGTAGAGTTCAACAAATGTTGCTTTCGTCTCATCATCAAAACGATTCAGACAAACTTTGAGTGCTTTGTCTTTCTTACCAAAGATAGAATATGCTTTGATAATATGAACCAGACGACGAGTAGAAATCACTTCATCAATACCACCATCAGCAAAGGTCTTACGAATAATCTCAGACCAAGTGCAGAGGTGTTTGATGAAATCGGTGTGCTCACCAATCATAGGAATATTAAGTGATTCTGCCACCTTTGTCAAGATTTTGGTTTCCACAGAAATAGTAGGATATTCCTGCTCGAAGGTAATCGGGAATCGTTCCAAGAATGCTTCATTCAGCACATTGGTGCCGATGAAACGACCATCATCAGAACCTTTACCTTTGGTGTTTGCAGTTGCAATCACATTGAATCCTGCCTTTGGAGCAACGTGCTTGCCAATCTTCTTCAGAAAGACACCTTTACCTTCCAGAACAGATTGCAGACACATAATCTTGTTAGATGCCAGGTCAATCTCATCCAGAAGAAGAATTGCACCACGTTCCATTGCTTCAACCACAGGACCATTGTGCCATACAGTTTCCCCATTCACAAGCCTAAATCCACCAATCAGGTCATCCTCATCAGTTTCAACGGTGATATTGACACGAATCAGTTCCCGATTAAGTTGGGCACAAGACTGTTCCACACCGAAAGTTTTTCCGTTGCCAGAAAGACCAGTGATGAAAGAAGGATAGAATAGACCAGACTGAATAACTTTCTTAATATCCGAAAAGTTACCAAAGCTGACGAAGGTAGCATCTTTTTTGGGAATAAGGTTTTGAATAACAGAGGTCATAGTTGCCACACCAGGAACCGTATCGGAACCTTCTGCAGCAGGAGAGTTGTAAGTTTCTTCAAGTTCTTGCACGGTTGCCTCCAGATTCCATTTACCACGACCCACCTTATATTGATTCAGATACTTGGAAAGAGTCGCATAAGTTGTATTGAGTTGCGTTGCAACTTCTTTAACGGCATCAGCACCAAACTCGGTGCCAAACTTTTCTTTCAGAATAGAGATTGCTTGGTCGGTCATAATGTTAGATTTGCTAGGCATCGGTTGGTTTGATTACTTCGTAATCATAGCAGGGATTTGGGGGGTTTGGGGTGCCTTAGGGACACCCCGCAAAGTGGTCTAGGCAATCATTTCAACAAAAGAACCCAGAAGTTTTTTGTTAGTCCTTTTCTTGCCAAGAACTTTAGTGAAGGCAGATTTGATTTGTGCCTTGGTCGCATTCTCGGGAACAGAGAACTCCTCTTCTTGTGCAAGAGAACTAGAAGCAATCACATTGAATTGGTCAAATCCAGTATTATCAAAACGAACACATTGGTTCTTTTTGTATTCTGATTTCACACTATCATAGTTGTTATAATCACCACCATACCAACGATAGCAGGTTTGAAAATCACGACTAGGAGTGATACGGAAATTGATGAGATTCACAGTTGGAAACTTATCCTTTACCGTTTGAAGAAGAACTTTCGCATAACGAGGGAAATTATCATAATTCAGGGGAGGATAAATCCGACCAGATTTACGATCACGAATTGCAGTACGATTGTACTTTGTATGACCGATATAAGAATCACTATCATACTTTTTACGTTCAACCGTCACAGAATTTTGATACCCTTCACCATCAGTCAGAAAAATAACATTGACCTTCTGCAGTTTATTCTTTGCCTGAAAATCAGGAATCAAAGAATGAAGAGCAATGATACTTTCACCAATCGGAGAACCAGACAGGTCAAGATGAGGAGGAACAGCACCAGACCGTTTCTGATAAGAATAGCAAGCAACCCAAATGTTCTTGAGTTGTTCTTCAAGAACACGATTATTGGTCTTGCTGGTGAAAAAATTCATCAGACGGAAAGAGTTTTCAGGTGCAAGAACACCAGCAACTTTTTCATAAACAGGAGGATGATTCGGTTGCAGTTCCACATAAGAATTGCAATCTACAGTAAAGGCATAAACCTCAAAAGGAATATTTACTTTACGGCAAAACCAAATGAGATTTAGCAGTTGCTTATAAGCATCCAGAATGAATTCATTCATTGACCCAGACCAGTCAAGAATGAAAATTAGACCGTGATTCTTACCATCAGGAACCACAGAGACCTTCTTAAACAGGTCTTCATTGAACTTATAGGTATGAAGTTTTTGTGTGTCTAGAACACCAGTACGAGCGGTGCTAGAACGAGCATACTGGTCTGCAGATTTCTTACACTCAAACTCTTTTACAAGATAAGAAACTTCTTTTTCTGCAGACTTCTTGTAAATATTGTATTCTTTACAAGCAGCATCATAGGAATCACGAATCCAACTATTATTATTTGTATAGAACTCCTTTGCTTTACGATGAATAAACTCATTCGGAATCACCATCGTTTCAAGATTCATTTTGGGAAGTTCCACATAATGAGTTTCATGAGCATACTTATCCACAAGGTCCTGAGACTTCTCATCAAAAGAACGAGAAGTTTTGGATTTCAATTCATCTTTATTAGTTTCTCCGTGCTGATTACTTGCTTCCTGACCAAAACCACCACCATTTGGTGCTTCCAGAGACTTATTCATCTCATCACCAAAGGATTCACCATCAGTTTGAGACTGTCCCTGAGAATCTTGTTCTAGTTCAGTTTTATTCTGTCCGTCCTGATTCTCACCATCTTCAGAAGATTGCGATTGAGGAGTTTCAACTTCTTCCCCACCAGAACCAGACATTTCATCTTCACCACCAGCACTGGGCATAGAATCTACCTTCTGACGTTTGTATTGCACGAACTCGGTAATTTCACGAGCAAGTTGCAGCACTTCATCAAAGGTTTCGGTACAAGAAGCACGAGTCAGAAACTCATTTTCTTCATCACCGAAAGCAATGTTATGAAATGCACCGATCTTGAAGTACAGATTGATTCGGTCAATAAAACTCAAATCATCCAGTTTCTCATCCTTAGTGGAGAAGAAATCATCGTTGTTGAGTTCATTATAACCATTATAGAAAGTCCGAGAAAGACCAGGATACTTTTTCTTCATCAGACGTTCTACACGAACATCTTCCAGAACATTCACGAAGTCTTTAGGAACTTCAGGATATTCTTCAGTCCAGTCAATATTATCGGTATAAAGTGCGTGACCAACTTCATGACCAACAAGAAGGTCATAAACAATCGCAGATGCTTTATCCCAGGTAGGAAGAGTCAACACACGACGATCCACATCAAACATTGCAGTCGGAACTTTTTTGTGCTCGATGATAAGATTCTCAGTTGCCAGACATTTGGCAAGAGAACCCTTGACTTCTAGATTTACGGACATCTGGTTTGCTTTTGAACTTCTAGTATCATAACAGAAAAAAGGGGGCAGTTGCCCCCCAATGTTCCACCTCGAAAACCGTCCCCACCACAGAACGGGTCTTACAACTCAAAGATACAAAGTTGTGAAGACTTATTCATCATACATCAAACAATTTTAGGTGTCAAGTGTTGACAAGATATCAAAATCTACCTAAAATCACTCTGTTGGGTTTGAAGATAAATTATATCTCAGTATCTATAGGTCTTTCCCATTCAGTACCTTCTTGAACTATACCATCTCCATCACCATCCCTTGCGTCAGGGTTATAACCATCAGCAATTTTTTCTTCTAATGTTTGTTCTATAGAAACATTCTCCCAAGGAAGAGGCAATGAAATGATCGGAGGATTGTGTTGTGATGCGATTTCATTTGAAAGTCTCATTTGCAAATAATCAACATCAAGGTTACTTTCTAACCAACCAATCACAGTTTCTTTTGTTAAAGTTGAGTAATCAAAAAATTCTTCTGAACTTGGTGATGAGAGAGGATAAGAATTAGAACATTCTGCAGAATATCCATTCTCATCTTGTGCTTTTAGTCCCCAATTGATAACTTTTACTACGTTCGTCAATCCATTTTCCGATGGGGCACAATCCAATCTAGAAATACTCCAAGTATAAGTAATCATTCTTCTTTAGCACACTCCATATTTAGATTTGAGGTTATTGGATTGTGTTTCTAAACTTTCAAATCCTTTTACAGTCATCCAAGTCACCATTGAGTATCGGTTTCCTTTAGTGACTGGTTCTACACCGTGACGATAATACCTATTGGAAGGAAAACATACTAAAAGACCAGGTTCAGGACGAACACGAATATGAAGGTCTGGAAATACAAAATCTCCACCCTCAAATCCATCATTCAAATATAAGACCATTGACAAATCACGATCTACTGTCTTTCTCCAGAGTTGTGTTTGGTCTGGTGCAGTCCATACACCCTCACCATCAATATGGGGTTGGTAATGTCCTCCTACACCATAGCAAAGTAGTTGTGGAACTTCACTACTATCAACTTCAAACTGATAAAAAGGATTAATAACTTGCTTTACAATGTGATGCATCAGTTCATTGACCTGTGGAAATACAGGTTCAATGGGTGCAATTTGAGTATCTCTTGTTTTCTTATCAGTAATCCATTCAGTTCCTCGTGTCTGATTGGATTTGTCTGGGTCAAATACTGAAAGGTCTTCTGTTTTTGAAGTTTTCATATGATGAACCAATGCATCAATACCTTCTTGACTGATGACTTTTGGTGCAATCAAAATTTTTGATAATAAATTCATTAGTAATAATGTAGTTTGAAGTATTTATCCTATTGGTGTATTGGCAGTTGCTGCTAATTGACTTCTCGCTAAACTTAATGGTCCTCTTGGTGATGCTTGAACTGAATCATTAGAGAAATCTAAACGGTTTACTGTTGCTACTGTTGTTGGAGTAGATCCTCCACCAAACCAACCATAGTTAGAGTTTCCTGATGCTGCTAAATCATCGGTTGCAGCAATAAATGAAGATCTAACTGATGCTGCTACGGAATCATTAGAGAAATTTATACGGTCTATTCTTGTGGATCTTGTTGCTATAACAATCCCACCACCAAACCATCCATAATCATAGTTTCCTGTTGCTGCTAAAGATCTTCTTCCTTGAGATAAACTGCCTCTAGTTGATAATGAATTTACATCATTTGAAAAATCCAAACGATTAACACCATTACTAGCAAACCAACCATAATTAAAGTTTCCAACTGCTGCTTCATTAACTTGAATTAATGGACTTGAATTTCTAATATTTATTCTTGTATCATTAGAAAAATTAATTCTATCTATTCTTGATATAGTTGACGGAGTTGATCCAGGATTAAGACCACCAGCAAACCAACCATAATTAGAATTGCTTACTGCTGCAGTTACGGCTCTTTCTATAGTTAATGGACTTCTCACAGATGCAGTTACAGAATCATTAGAGAAATTTATACGTTCCACTGTTGATACTGGTGTTGGTACAGCAGTTCTTCCACCACCAATCCAACCATAGTTAGAGTTTCCTGTTGCTGCTAAATATCCTCTTCCCGCAGTCAATGAACCTCTAGGTGATGCTGTCGCAGAATCATTAGAGAAATCTATACGATCTACTACTGCTGAAAATGTTGGAGATATAAAACCACCACCAAACCAGCCATAAGTTCCAGTTTTTGGAATAGTAGTACTGCGAGATCTTGCCTGTCCTGATGTTGCCCCCCCACTACCTTTTGCTGAACTTAATGGACCTCTTATATTTGCAGTTCCAGTATCATTTGAGAAATCTATACGATCTACTGATGATAATGGTGTTGTCTCTCCTGTTTTACCACCAAACCATCCATAGTTAGAGTTTCCTGTTGCTGTTAAATTATATCTTTCTTGACTCAATGGACCTCTCACTGATGCTGTTGCAGAATCATTGGAAAAATCTATACGGTCTACTATTGATGCTTGAGGTGCTGGAGTATAACCACCACCAAACCAACCATAATTAGAGTTTCCTGTTGCTGCCATTCGACTTCTTTCTGAACTTAATGGACCTCTAACGGATGCTGTTGAGGAATCATTGGAAAAATCTATACGGTCTACTACTGATACTGGTCCAGGAGCACCACCACCAAACCAACCATAGTTAGAGTTTCCTGTTGCTGCTAAAGAATCTTTTGCTAAACTTAATGAACCTCTTGCGGATGCCGTTGAAGAATCATTAGAGAAATCTATACGATCTACTACTGATGAAAATGTTGGAGATGTACTACCACCAAACCAACCATAGTTAGAGTTTCCTGTTGCTGCTAATCTATGTCTTGTTGAACTTAATGGACCTCTAACGGATGCTGTTGAGGAATCATTAGAAAAATCTATACGGTCTACTGTTGATACTGCTGGAGATGCCTCAGGAGCACCACCACCGAACCAACCATAATTAGAGTTTCCTGTTGCTGCTAATCTATGTCTTGTTGAACTTAATGGACCTCTAACGGATGCTGTTGAGGAATCATTAGAAAAATCTATACGGTCTACTGTTGATACTATTGCTGGTCCTGTGGTATAACCACCACCAAACCATCCGTGAGTTTGATTACTACTCCATGTTGTATTTGTAACAGTAGTATCAGTCACTAACATTACCAAACCAGTTGTGGTAATACCAGCAATCACAGAACCAACATAACCAGTAGTTGCATAAGAAACTGTTGTAGTTCCTGCAAATCCTGTGACTACAAAATTTCCATTATATCCAGTATATGCAACACCAGCAGCATCTGCAAGACCAGAAACTGCAATCTTTACACCAGTATAAAAAGGTGTAGTAGAAAGACCAGCAGTAGTAGAAAGAGTCAGAGTTGCAATACCAGCAGTAGTATCTAAAGTTCCACTTACAACTGTAATACCAGCACCAGCAGCAGTAGAATTAATATCTACAGCAGAAACCGTAACTGGATTTGATACATTTAGAAAAAATCCATCAAGACCAAATACGTCTCCTGCTGGCATCTACTTTCTCCTTATTGATTTCTGGATTCTAAAAGTTGCTGATGTTGTTCGGTTCCAGGTGCAAGCAAACCAAGGTCAGTATTTGTAACTTCTTCAATACCACGGAGAACTTTTTCCTGTAAGGTATTTAGGAATCTATCGGGGTCATTAATCGCATCGGCAAGTGAACCATAACCATTCTTGATTCTGTTTGTATCATCACTCACAAGAGTAGGTGCAGTTCCTCTTCTCATTGAGTGAAGATTACCGATACTAATACCAGTCTTGGAACTTACCATTTCATCCAGAGATTGCTCTGCAAAACGACGTTCCCAATAAACGTGGTCTTCTGCCTCAAACTGTTCTTTAGTAACTGTCTTGCCACCATTCAGTTCAATCAAACGATTAATAATCTTATCAAAGAAATTCATCTGCTGAATGCGGTCACGAATCTCCAACTCACAAGACTTCAGATAGTTTTGAGTTGAAATTGAATCTAAATCGTGCCAATAAAGTTTTGTGGAACCACCATTTGGTCCTGAAGTATGCCACTCTACAGGTTCATCAGTATTCTTACCTTTCCAACGATACTCAAACTCACGAACCTTCTCTTTCATCTCAATCAGTTTCTGCATATATCCTTCGGCAAGAATACGACGATTCTTAATTGCTGCCTGGAATGCTGCAGGAACTGTGTATTGCTCTAGAAGAAAGAACTTTTCAATCTGGAAATTGGTTCTACCTTGTGCCAGTTCTTTATCTGCTTCTTCCCAACGAAGTACTTCTTGAAATGCCTGTTGTAAATATTCTTCGTTACTTACTGCTTCCTCTGGGGAAATAATTTGCAGTTGGTTACAATTTTCAGTCATAGTGTTTTTACTAAATGGTTCTAATGTTTGTTTCCAAACGTTTGCAATTTTTTTCCAATCATAAGTTTCAGTAGCATAATGTGAAACAGATTGTGAAATTTGGTCGTAGTATTGCCTATCAGTATCAAAGAAATATAATGCAGATTTGCAGGCATCTATAAAGTTATTTAGGAAGTTGTCTGTAACTTGATAACCTTTTGTAGTTCTGATTCCTTCCATTGGAACAATATTTGCAATCTCATTAGAAACTTCTGGAAGTGCTCCAATATCAGTCAGAATTGGAAAACATCCACAAGACATTGCTTCTGCAAGAGAAACGCAGAATGTTTCTTCCCATATATTGGGATGAATAAAGAATGCAGCATCTTGTAGGTGCCATATCAGTTCTGCTTGGTCTACTGCTGGTGAGTAGATTACATTTGGAAATGATTTGATATACTCATAAAGTTCTGTATATGGGTCTTCTTCAATGTCATAAAGATTCATCGCAGAGAAAATCTTAAATGTTGCCTCTGGAATATGAGGAATGATTTGTGCTAATACTTCAAGACCTTTATATGGTATAGAAGTATAAATGAATGTCTTTGATTTTTTGCTGGAGTATGTGAATTGTTTTGATACACCTGTTGGAATTGTGACGATTTTATCTTCGGGAATGTGATGATACTTAATGAATTGTTCTCTACACCAGTTAGATGGAGAGACAATTAAATCACAAATTGAAAAATCAAAGTTAAGATAAACTGGTTGGTCGTAAGAATGCTGCGACCATAAGATTTTTATTGGTTTATTTGATTGTTGAAGTTCTTGTGGTAAATGAGAAACTATAATGTTTTCTGGAAACTTATAATATTCTTCAAGAAAAAAATAAGAACTTTCACTTGCTCCTGATTTCATAAATTACCTTGTTGTGTTGGAGGTTGCATCTAAATTATCTCTTGCCAAAGTTAATGGATTTCTTATTGCTATTGTTGCTAAATCATTCGAGAAATCTATACGGTCTACTGTTGATATACGTGTTGGAGTAGAACCACCACCAAACCAACCATAGTTAGAGTTTCCTGTTGCTCCCATTCTACCTTTTGCGAGAGATAATGTTGCTCTTCTCAATGGAACTGCTAAATCATTTGCAAAATCTATACGGTCTACAACTGACGTATGACTTGGAGACCCACCACCAAACCAACCATAGTTAGAGTTTCCTGTTGCTGCGTCATTAAATCGTGATTCTAAAAATGAACCTCTTGGTGATGGTGATGTTAAATCATTTGAAAAATTAATACGCCGCACAACAACAGAAAGTCCCCCACCAAACCAACCATAGTTAGAGTTTCCTGTTGCTGATAAACCAGGAGCTGCAGCAGGAAATGCAGTTCTTACCGATGCTGTTGCTAAATCATTCGAGAAATCTATACGGTCTACTCTACCTATTGGAGAATCTCCACCACCAAACCAACCATAGTTAGAATTTCCTGTTGCTGCTAAAAGATCTCTTGCTAAACTCAATGAACCTCTTTGTGATGCTGTGGGAGAATCATTTGAAAAATCTATACGTTCTACTGTAGATTTTGATCCTGGACCACCACCACCAAACCAACCATAATTAGAGTTTCCT